CCCCGTGGGGGCACCAGTGCAAACGCACGCACTTGAATTCGTTCGAGTGTCTCGCCAGAAACCCTTGTTTGATACTTCTAACAAGGTGATTTAAAGGAGCTCCAAAAATGGTTGATAGTGGTGTAACTAGCACACGTAGTGTGCGAGCCACAGCGTCACCTCCTGTACAGGAGTGGAGCGCTAGTGGTGCTCTTTTGAGCAACACAACCCGCTCGTCGCAACCGCCTTTTCAGACGGAAACGAAGACGTCATTCAACCACAAGATGGCCAATCTTGGTCATGGCGATGTAGGAGGACCCTTCTCACACAGACGAACCACAATCAAAGAACTTCCATATATTTGGAATGAAACTTTGACTGAGGGGCTGTTTAAGGGAAGGCGTTTGACAGGACCGGGTTATGCGACTAGTAATAGTCAACTTTCTGCGTTCCTGTCAGATATGATCCCATTAGCACCATACGGCAGCGATGCCGCAATGGATGCTTATGGCACTACGGCAATTGCGCGTAGTGCACCTACTTCACCGTCCGTTTCATTGTACCAGACTCTCGGAGAATTACGTTCCGAGGGTCTGCCCCGCTTTGGGGTACATACAATGAAAGATAGAACGAAGGTCGCGAAAAACGCGGGCGACGACTATCTCAATGTACAGTTCGGTTGGATGCCTTTGGTATCCGATTTACGGGGTTACGCGAATATGATTCGCGATAGCGGTGCTATCGTTCGTCAATACAAGCGTGATGCCGGTCGTCCTGTACGTAGACGGGTGGAAATGCTGAACACCAAAACGGTTACTACTGGTAATACGGCAGTTGGAGGGTCTTACACAGACCCGCTGCCTTCCAGCAAGTTCCTAGGTGCCGGGGGCACTCGCAGATGGCGGCAAGAGGTTCACACGAGAGTGTGGTTCTCTGGCTGCTTTATCTACAATCTGCCTGTTCCCGATTCAGCAATGGACAAGCTCTGGTACCATGTCAAGTTGGCTGACCGATTACTCGGTATCACGCCAACCCCTGACAAGATATGGGAGCTGACTCCATGGAGCTGGTTTGTCGATTGGTTCACGAATACGGGAGATATTCTCTCGAATCTTCGTATGTTCCTTTTCGACGGCCTGGTTATGCAATACGGCTATGTAATGCAGGAAACGAAAGTGACCCGCACGTGCACGTTAGAAGATAACTGCACGACGGTTAACGGAAACAAGATTACAGCCGTAACGACTATTGAGCATGTAGCTCAAAAGCGTCGACAAGCTAACCCCTTTGGATTTGGTCTGACTTGGGATGGTTTATCCCCTTATCAGATTAGTATCCTTGCCGCCCTCGGTATGACCCGAGGGGGGTGACGGCCAGGTATAGACCTGGTTTGTCACACTCTACGACCTACATAATCTGTGTAGGCCTAGCCAGCACGTTAGTAACACGCAAGCGTGCTCTAAACAAAAGAGATTGCAATGTCATATGCAGATCCCCAGTCTGTTACCATCAATGCGGTGCCTATCAGCATGCCCCGGACTTCGTCCGGGGATGGCAGTGGAAAATTTACTGCCGCTGACGGTTTGACTTCGCAGAGCGTTAGCCATCAATATGGCAAGCGCTCCCGTCGAGTCTTTCGCATTGACGTTAAGAAGTCCGTTGCTGACCCTTACGTCCCTGCACAGAACACGCTCGCAACTTTTGCGGCGTATCTTGTGCTGGACTGCCCGACTTTCGGGTACACGGTCACGGAACAGAAGCAGGTTGTGGATGGCCTATTGGCCAGCCTTTCCGCTTCTTCGGGAGCCAAGATCACCCAGCTTCTGGGTGGCGAGGCGTAAGCCTCTTTGCCAGCAATGGCAAACTTGACCCTAGACGTCACTGATCGAGTTGTAACTGTTGTTGCACTCGTTCTATCCTACATGTCAGGGAGGTTACATGCAAATGTGCCCCCAAAACATCGTAGGCAGCTGAAGAAGAATACCAAACACGTTAACAAATAAGCGTGTAAGCCTGTGAAGGCTGTTGGAGTTATCTTCAGGCTCTCCTCCACAATTTCGTGGAGGGGAGCTCGTCTAGACTTCTTTAACCAGACTGAGATACATGTGGCAGAGCTAAGGAATCTACCAACCCTTATAGAAGGGGGATAGATGAAAAGCCCTACATATCTCTGGCGTGAGCTATCGATTGAACTCGGTAGCTGGTGTGGCGTTAGCACCATCCGCGACTCGAAGAGAGTCGCGGATCGCGTTGAAAGTGAAGGGTTGTCGTTCTTAACGATTACCCTGCCTGCTTTTGGGAAGGACTTTGAGAAAAGTCTGGACCAATTGCAGGTTGCTCCCAATGCCTTTGCGGGATTTTCCCGCCGGCAAGGTCTCCCCCTATTTCTAGGAGGTTTCCTGGAGCTTATTTTCAATCGCGTTGATGGTGTGTTGCTGGACGAACCTAGCATAGATGCTATCTTTGCTGTTAGGCAACTTTGTTGCCTATTTAGCAAAGTTGAGCTTCCTGTGTCTGATAGACGCAAGGCTCAAGCTATGCGACAGTATGTCCAGTGTGAACTGGATGTTCAATTAGCTGACGAGAGGATCAGTAATGATCTCCTTATATCCTTTCAAAGGATGTCAACTACACTTTGGGCACGGGCCGCTTCCGTCGTTGACGAAAACGTCTTCTATGGACGGCTTGTACCAAAGCATGGTCCTGGGTCCACTGCAGATCGGCTTCTGGGAAACCAGAAGTACCGAATGCATACTTGGACTCAGAGGCTTGAAGAATGTTTCCCTAGCGGGGAATATCTCCTTGCCAATTGGAGGCATCACAGCCTCCTTGATCATGTTGAACTCCAGGATCCCGGCGCAGAGCAACCTGTAAAGGTGATCTCTGTACCTAAAACGATGAAGACACCCAGAATAATCGCTATGGAACCCGCGCATATGCAATATATGCAACAGGCCATAATGGAATCTCTGGTAACTGAGCTGGAACGGCGACGTCTTAACGACCTCTCGCCCAACTGGATCAGTCAGATGATTGGATTCGAACACCAAGAGCCTAACAGACTCATGGCTCGGAAGGCCTCCAGTGATGGAAGCTTGGCAACACTAGATCTTAGTGAAGCCTCCGATCGTGTCTCCTTTCTGCATGTAAAGAACTTGCTGCACCGCTTTCCTCATTTAGCAGAGGCAGTGGATGCAACTCGTTCTCGAACGGCAGACGTAGATGGTCATGGGGTTATTCCCCTAGCCAAATACGCTTCTATGGGATCAGGTCTCTGCTTCCCAATAGAGGCTATGGTTTTCTTAACCATAGTTTTTGTTGCAATAGAAAGAGACCTCAACCGCCAAATCCGCTGGAGTGACTTACGTCACTTTTGCGGTAAGGTGCGCGTCTACGGTGACGATATAATCGTTCCCGTAGAATATACGCATACCGTGATAGAGACACTCGAAGCCTTCGGGTTGAAGGTGAACTCTAACAAGTCTTTTTGGACTGGCAAGTTCAGAGAGTCATGTGGTGGAGATTACTACGACGGGACTGATGTAACACCAGTCAAGTTTCGTCGCAAGTTCCCCGCCTCACGGCGGAATGCTCAGGAGATCATTTCGCTCATTGCTTCCAGAAACCAGTTTTATGAACTAGGTCTGTGGCAGTTTGCGAGATTCCTTGACACCGAGATTCGGAAGTTAATTCCGTTCCCGATTGTTGAGGAAGACTCTCCTATTCATGGCAGGCGTTCCTATCTCCCTTATCAAGGGACACGGAACTGCCCCGAGCTGCATCGCCCCCTTGTTAAGGGCGTTGTAACTCGTAGTGCGTTGCCGATAAACTCTATCGACGGCCACCCTGCTTTGCTTAAGAACTTCCTTAAACGCGGCGATTTGCCAATTGCTGACAGGAAGCATCTAGAGCGTTCTGGACGCCCTGACTCCGTCAACATCAAGG